GATTCACGACAATGTTTTCAATAAACTTGCTCTCTCCACGATGGTTAATCATTTCGATATTCTCGAGATGATACGCCGATGGATTAAAACGATTTCCTTTGGCGTCTGTATTCTGATTGTGTGCGGCGCCGCTCATCTTATAAGTTTCTTATATGCTTCGGCGAAGGCTTGTATCTGACTCTTTTTCACTACTTTAATTTGTCTTCGTTCGAAATTCTTTTCAACTTCAAGATCGTACCGTGACTGTATGGTTAATCCTGTGCTTTGTGCTTCAAGTGTAGCATAAGGACCATATCGAGTCTCTCCATTCGGAAGAGTGTACGGTCCACGATATACATCGTATGCTGTCATAGGATCGCCTGTTGCGGTATCTGTATAATTCACAGGAGCATTTCGTCCCTCGAGATAAAGAGCGCTTGCCTTCCAGCTCAGAGTTCCTGGGCCCGTTCCTCCAAGTACATAGGACTCAAAGGCTCGTAGATACTCACGACGAGAGAAGTTTATGCCAGTATTTGTTTCGTAAAAGTTATTGTTAAAGGCTGCAACACCAGAAGGATATCCTTCTTCCGCCCAGGCTAAGGCTTTTTCAAGCCACGCATCATTTAATTGTTCTACTTCTTCATACAATGGATTTTGTGCATGATAAGGATTATACGTTTCAATGATATACGTTGTTTCTCCGCGATAGCCTGTGCTCTCAAAGTTAAAGAAATTGTTTACATCTTGAATTTTATGGATATGAAGTTGAAAAAGATCTGGATCAAAGTAATGAATTAAAGCATAAGCATTACTATTTTTGCGGCGGATCCTCAGATAATCATGTGATAGATCTAAACCAAGAAAGGTATTATAATAGTACCCTACAACGGTGGATTGCGGATCAAGCGATTCAATAGTTCTTAATCCAATCTCGTCATCAAATATGCCTGGCAGTATTTCAAGTATTGAATGATTATCGTATTGTTCGGCTATATACCTTTCAAGCTCTTGTTCTGACTTTGGCCAAGCTCCAAGACCTTCTTTTAGGAAGTCATTGACAATAAAGAATGTCCAATAGAAGTCTGTAGTGCCATAAAGCTTCTGCGATACTACATCGGGTCTTTCACCAGATGCTATTTCATAGTACGTATAAGAAGTAAATGGATCAATCGCTAGATCATCAACATCAACGTGTCGAAAGATATCTTTTACATTGATAAGCTCGCCTGTTTCGTTAAGATTAAACTGTCTTGTTGGAAAATTTTTAAAGAATGACATAATTATTCACTTTCATTTGAAGCATTTGCTTTTTCCCACACTGCTTCTTGTTCATTTAATCGAGCAAGGTCAGCTTCGCTTGTACCCTGTTCAGTTGCGAGTCCATCAGAATCAATCCCTCTATTGTTGTCATGACCTAGTGTTTCAATGTCAAAGCGAGTAAGAGCTCTTGTTTCTTGATATCCGAGTGTAATATCTACCTCTAAAGGTGATCCATCTGTATGGAAAGTTGGTGAAGTTGAGTTGAATGTTGATGTTACATTTTGCAAATAACATGAAAAGATCTTTGGTATGTAAGTGTTTTCGTTCTTTTGTCCATCAAGGAATCGTATACGCCAGACAGGTGGATACCTTAACGTTAAATTTTGTTGATTACCATTTGAATCAGCGTATGTATACTTACGAAATGTTTTATGAATACGCTGTATTTCTTTTGCCTCTGCTTCAGAACGAGCAATCATTTTAAAAGCGAAGTTAAAGGAACGAACAGTGTTACCAGTAAAGTTTGTATTTGTATTTGGATTTAAAATAGTTTTTGCTTTAAATTGTAGCTTATCACCATAACCAGGCAATGCCATAGCAGCAAGTGCTGTAATTTCACCCGCTCTTGCAGTTTTGACTTGATTCACTAAGCTTTTTCCAACTCCAGTTGCTCTATCGACTATACCTTGAGCACCACCTGCTGCTTCAAAAGCCGTATTTAATGCTCCTCCAAGAGCTCCAAGATCAATGGTATTATATGTTGCCTGGTCGTTGATTTCAATGCCTGCAGGACACGGAAACCAAATAGTTTTAAGCTGTACATCTCCTGAAGATGTATCATACGCTGTAAACTCAACGCATGGTCTATCAGCTTGGTTGCGTAGTTCAAGTGGATACATAAGGCCTTCAGCGCCAGAGCTATATCCAGGAGCTCCTCCAAAGAAATTGCCTAATTGACTTGTGACTGAACTAACTGCACCAGAAATTTCATTACCAATTAATTTTTTAATTAAACCCATATATAAATACCTTTATAGTGTTATTTATAATAAAATCATGACATATTCAGGACGATATAAGCCAAAAAACATAAGAAAATACGAAGGCAATCTATCAAATATTAAGTATAGATCACTCTGGGAAAGACAAGTGATGAGATGGTTAGATGCTAATCCTTCAGTAATAGGATGGAATAGTGAAGAGGTTGTTGTACGCTATCGCTGTAAGACAGATGGCAAAATGCACAGATATTTTACTGATTTGTTTATTCGTATGAAAGATGGTAAATGTTTTTTAGTCGAAATTAAACCAAAGAATCAAACAGTACCGCCTAAAAAGGGCAGCAGACAAACAAAAAAGTATTTAAACGAAGTTATGAGATATGCTAAAAACATATCGAAATGGGAAGCCGCGACAGCTTATGCTAATAAAAATGGTATGAAGTTTGAAATTTGGAATGAAGATACTATAAAAGGTTTAGGTATAAAGCTGCTCACATAGTTATAAATAGACTATATAATGGCAGTTTCATACATAGACAGATTACAATCTCAGGCCTATAAGTCTGGTATTCAAAAAAATACTGAAAAGTCTTTAAATTGGTTTAAACGCCAATTGATAGGGATGAAGACAATCAATCGTCAAAATCTTTTAAAAGATGATAATCTTAAGCCTCGAACACGTCCACTCCCTGGTCGTATGTTTATGTATTTTTATGATCCTAAACATAAGAAAACATTACCATACTATGATAGATTCCCTCTTATTTTTATGGTTGAAAAGGCTAAGGGTGGTTTCTATGGATTGAATTTACACTACTTACCGCATAAACAAAGAGCAATATTTTTTGATAGATTAACAGACTACACCACAAATAAAAAATATAATTTAACAACCCGTTTAAGACTATCGTATAATCTTTTAAAAGGTGCATCAAAATTAAGTATGTTTGGTCCATGTTTTAAGCACTATTTGAGTGAGCATGTAAGATCTCGTATGATTGAGGTACCTGCAAGTGAATGGGAAACTGTTTTGTTTATGCCATCTGAAAACTTTAAGAAAAAAAATAAGAATCAGGTTTGGACTGATTCACGTAAAATGATATGAGCCTTTTAAATAAAATAAGAAATACCGTCAATCCTACAACAATTGATGATTTTAAGTCAACTATCGGCAAGCGTGGCGGATTGGCTAGAACAAACAAGTTTTTGATATTTATGAGGCCTCCTGCGCAATCAATACTTAATATTGATCTTGAAAATATTGCAATTACTGCGTTAAGTGGAGATTTTAAAGCATCTTCTCTCGTTAATGATCCTAGAGATATTGCTATGTTATGTAATCGTTGTTCTTTACCGGGACGCCAAATACAAACATTGGATAATCCTTTAAACGGATTTGCACAATCGGTTAAACATCCTACTGGCTATTTTAATGAAGACGTTGAGTTTGAATTTCATTTAACGAACGATTATTATATGAGAAAAATGTTTGATAAGTGGATTGGATTACCTATTAATCAAAACACCTATCTTAAAAATTACGATAGCACCTATAAAACAGACGTAACAATTCAACAATTAAATCAGGAGAATGTTCCCATTTACGGTATTGAACTACAAAACGCATTTCCTATTACAATGAATTCTATTGAACTAAATAATGAAAGTGGTGATACAACACAAAAATTATCAATCACTTTTACTTATGATGACTTTAAACCATCAGGGGGCATATCCTCAACCTTTGGTGGTATCAAAAACGCGATTGGAGGATTATTTAGCTAAAAGAGTATTAAATTATTATGAATACATTACCAAAACTAGAAACACCAACCTACAGCACAGTGATGCCTTCTACTGGCGACAAGGTTGAATACCGTCCTTTTCTTGTAAAAGAAGAAAAGATACTTATGATTGCGCAAGAGTCAAACGATAATGGCGCCATGTTAAAAGCACTTAAAAATATTATTAAAGCATGTACATTTGATAAGGTTAATCCCAATGTCTGTACAACTTATGATATTGAATATTTGTTCTTGAAATTAAGAGCAGCAAGTGTTGGAGAAACTGCAGAACTTCAATTTAAATGCGAAGAGTGCGGTGAATATAATAAGGTTGAAGTCAACTTAAACGATATTGAAGTTGTATATCCTGAAAAGAAACCCGAAACAGATATAAAGCTTACAGAAAGTGTAGGAATAAAATTAAAAGAAGTTGAGGTTAATGATATTGAAACACTTTCTGATATTACTAATCCAGAAAATTTTAGTAAAGCTATTGCTGCAGTTATTGATGTTATATACGATGAAGAAAATGTTTATAGGGTAAAGGACACAAATCCAAAGGAAGTATTAGAGTTTATCGACAACTTAAGTCATACACATCTTGAAAAGATTCAAGATTTTATTGAAAACCAACCAATGTTAAAACATACAGTTGAGTTTAAGTGTGTTAAATGCGGCCACGAAAATAAAATTGAATTAGTAGGACTACAGAGTTTTTTTACCTAGGCCTTTCCCATGATTCTTTACAAAATCACTATCAAACCAACTTTTCTATGGTTCAACACCATAAATATAGTTTATCGGAGCTTGATAACATGCTTCCTTGGGAAAGGCAAATTTATGTATCACTCTTAGATGAGTATATAAAGGAAGAAAACGAAAGAATAAGAAAATCAAATGGATGACGAAATTACACAGAATAAAAGAATAGCAGATTTATCGCAAGAGCAATTGGGTGTATCACAGGCTCAATTCACTAAAGTTAACGCGCAAAATGAAGCGTTAGGTGCTGTTATTCTGGAGCTTGCTGCTGCCCAAGCACAAGCTGGTGAAATTGAAGAAAGAGCCGTTAAGCGTGAAAAATTCTATCGTAGACGTGATTTTATATTTAACCAAATTGTAGCACGATTTCAAAGAGTATCTGCTAAGAAGGCAGCAATTGCTGCTGAAAACCAGTCAAGCCGAGACTTAATCGAACAAGAAGCTCAAGTAGATAGTGGAATATCTATTGCAAAAAATTCAAACATTGTCTTAGGTCTTACCGAACTTATGCAACGCGACATTTCAAGACTATCGGACTTTATGATGGGTAATAAGTTACAAGACGAAGAAAATCGTAGAGAAATGCTCGCTGCTTTAAAGGATAACGATGGAATTGGACGTAGAGAATTTAAGGAGAAAAAGTATCAAGGATTCTTAAAAACGCTTGGTAAGGTACTACTTGGAGTTCCTTTTTTCTTAGTCGGATTTTTTCAAGGATATTTCCAACAGCTTGGTAAAATATTAAAAGGGTTTTCAAATGTAAGTAAATTTATTGACACTAAAGTGTTTAAAGGGTTTTTTGGCGGTTTAATCACCTCGGTTAAAGATTTCTTTATAAATTTTGGTCGTAACTTTAAAGCATTTCTTCTAAAGGCCGGCCGCAAAAATACTCGTTTAGGTACAGCGATTAATGGCATTAAAAATATCGTTGAAAGGATTCGTACGTTTTTTACATCTATTGGAGATAATCTTTCGAAAAGCAAAGGATTCCAAAGGTTCTTAGCTTTTGCCAATAAGGCAAAAGACTTAGGTAAAGTATTTGGTAAAATATTCCTTCCTCTTAAAATAATT